ATGGCCAAGAAAACCCGCGGCAAAGGCGAAGGATCACTCACACAAGACAGCCGAGGCTACTGGCGCGTCCGCATCGAACTTCCACCAGACCGAGACGGAAAGCGCCGTCGAAAAGAAATTCGACGAAAAAGCAAAGCCGACGCAGTCAAAGTCCTCCGCGAACTAAAAAACGAACTAGCCAAGACCGGCGACCTCGCAACCAGCAGCGTCACCCTCGAAGCATGGGCAGAACACTGGCTGGAAGAACGCGCCAAGAAACTCGCGCCGAACACAGTCAACGGGTACCGGGTAGCGTTCCGTGACTACATCAACCCGCTACTGGGCAAAAAGAAACTGGACAAGCTCACCCCGCAGGACATCAAGCACCTGCATGATGTCATCCAGGAGACACCGAAGGACAAGGCGCTACGTGAACTGTCAGACCCGCCCGAAGGCACCGAATACCTTTCAAGCACCTACGCGCTCCTAGTCCACAACGCGCTATCTGGTGCGCTGAAGATGGCCGTGCGTGAGGGCAACATCAGTCGGAACGTCTGTGAACTCGTAGACAAGCCCAGCAAACGGCACACCACCGAGGAAGTCCTCACCCTCGAAGAAGCGATCAAGCTCATCGGGTACTTGACCACACACCCAGACGGAGCGCTCTGGACAACCTACCTGCTCACTGGGGCACGTCGCGGTGAGATTATCGGCCTCGAAGTGGATCGAGTATTGGACGACCATCTAGATCTCTCGTGGCAGACACAGCGCATCTCCGACGTAGACAGCGCGCCGAAGGATCACGAGTACCGGCATATCGGCAAGAGCCTCTACCTTGCCCGCCCGAAGTCGAAGGCCGGCTGGCGCACTCCCCCGCTAGTGCCAGAACTTGCCGAGCTGCTACGGCGCGAAATCGGCGACCGCAAAGACGGGCTTGTGTTCCTACGCGACGGTGAACCATGGGATCCAGCCGACGCTTCGAAGGAATGGAAAGTCATCTTGGCCGGCGCTGGTGTGAACGAGAAAGTGAAGCTCCACGGCGCACGGCACACGGCAGTTGGCCTACTGTATGAACTGGGTGTAGGTGAGGCAACGATCATGCAGATCGTTGGACACTCCACAGTTTCGGTGACTCGCCGATATGGTCAGGCCGGTAACAAGCGGGCTATGCAGGACGCTATCTCGAAGCTCAGCACCGCACTATCTGGAAAGGCCATCGAAGCGTAGCCTCTTAACCACGAATGAACCCCGCAGATTTGTTTCTGCGGGGTTTTTTATTCGTTGTCGTTGTCCTGTTGCTCGAATTCAAGATGGTCCCACCATTCCCGCATTTTGGGGTCTTGGTAGGGGCCTGGGTTTCCGTACTGATCCATGAACCGAATTCTAGTCGCCGTGAGGGTAGTTGTCGCACTGATCATCTACACTCGGTAGTAATCACTCATGCCGTTTAGGAGAACCCTGTGAAGAAAACGTTTGCTGTCCTGTCCGCGCTCGCACTGTCATCTGTCGCTCTGGTTGGTTGTTCGTCGGAGTCCGCGCCGGCCGCTGACTGCCTGTCAGTCGAAGATTCCATGCTCCAAGCCATCGCAGACGGAACTTCAGGCAACCCGATGAAGCCGATCAAGGGTGCTGCTGCGAAAGACGGTGAACTGTATGTGATCGCGATGAGCTTCAATGAGGGGCATGAGGATCTGACGGGGTTGTGGGCTTCGGGTAGTTTGGAGCCGGGTGGGTCTGTGATTGGTGCGGCTGATGGTATTGCTAAGCAGTTCACGAATTGGCCTGATGCTAAGGGTTCGCCGTGGCAGGTGTCGTCTGCTGACAAGGTTTCTGAGGACGCTAGGAAGTGCCTCGGTTAGCCTCTTAAACACGTGTAGACCCCCACTCATAATGAGTGGGGGTCTATTTGCTTACTATCACTTGTTTTCTAAGTGATAGTAAGGGAATTCCTTACTATCACTTATTCAGCGACGTGTTCGCCGTGGTTGGTGTCGATCACTTCGGTGTTGCCTGCTGCGACGAAACCAAACGCGGCACCGATGACACCGAGGACAGCACCACCACCGACAGCCCACACGGGCGCAGGAGACTGTACAGCGGCACTGTAAGCGAGGATGGATGACTGAGCCAACGAGAGCACGCCGAACCCCACGTAGAGGGCCGAGCGGACACGGGCAGGGATAAGGGAAGTCCAGTTAGACATGATCTACTTTCCGTTCTGTGTGTTGAGGTAGCGCTGGAACGCCTTGATGGTTTCTGACCCGAACTTGCCGTCGATCAGCCACTTGCGGGTGTCGAGGTGACCCTTCTTCGCGAGGAACTGCTGTAGCGCGATGACGGAGTGCTTGCCGAAGTCGCCGTCAACAGCGCGGTGGTAGTAGCCGAGGCCGTTCAACCATTCCTGAACTGCCGCCCAAGTATGTTCGCCGGCCTTCTTGTCGATCTCGCGTTCGTACAAGCCGATCTGGGACATGAGGATCTGGACAGCTTCAGCGGAATCGGAACCGAACTTGCCGTCTACAGAGAGGTCCTTGTAGTCGGTTGGACGCTTGCCGGCTGGCTTCGGCTTCGAAGGCTTACCGGCTGGCTTCACGTCACCCACACCGCCGTTGATCTTCGCGGCAACCTTGGCGAGCTTGGTGACACCGCCTTGAAGCTCAAAGTGCATTTCATCCTTGCGGCCGGCGTAGTCACCGCCCCAGCGGACAGCGCCGTCGAGGTCATCGAGGATACGGCGGATAGCGCGCACCTGAGCAGCGGAGAACGTGCCAGACAAGCCGAGGCCGTGCGCTGGTGCGTTGAAGTCCACAGCAACACCAGCAGAGTGCTCAGAGGCTACAGAAGCGCCACGCACAGGGCGCTTGGCGTAACCCCACGACCAGTCCTTGCGGATGGTCTCCACCTCAGAGTTGAATCGTCGTCCTAGCTCGTTGAGGATCGTGTGAGCGTCCCCCGAGCGGACCTTGCCGGTGATCCAGGAGAGGTTGGTGAGTCGGTTGGAGCCGGGTTCGAGAACGTCCCAGCCGAGGCGAGTTAGCGCCATGATTTGCTCCTAGGTATGATGAAGCCCCGCCACACGGACTGTGACGGGGCAAAAATATGGACCAGCCGAAGTGGCTAGTCCTTGTTGTGTTTCTGTTGTTCTCTGAAGATCGTCCAGCCAAGCCAGCCGAGCACACCTATCAGTAGCGTGTACAAGCCGATGTACACCCACGGCCTGCCAGGAAACGCCGGGAAGAAGCCGGACAACGAAGCGAGCGTGAGGATCGCCGACATGACTGCCAGCAAGCCCATGAGCACCCGACCGGCAGGAAACTTCGTCCACGTGCCACCAGTGAGCCCGTGCCACCCGATCATCACAATCAGCGTTTCCAGCAGGGCTATCGACATGAGGATGCCGGTGAGTGGTTGGATTGTCATGCTGGCCTTCCTCGGAACGAGCGCTGCAAGCCCTCGCTGAAATGATTTTGCTTATTGATTTGGCGCAGTTGCTCGGACTGCTTAGCAACCTCACGCTGCTGAGCTCTTACAGCGGCAAGCTCAATATCAGCTTCGATCTTCGCGGCCAACGCTTCGTCCGCGTCCTGTCCTGCTTGCTTGTGTCGCTTCCAGAAACTCATGTGGTTTCACCAGCCTTGTTGGCTTCCTGAACCGCTGACATGACCTTAGCTACTGTCTCGGAGATGACCGCCTGATCACGGATTGTCTCGGCTTGCACCTGGATGATTTCCTGTTTCTTCGCCGCAGTGTCGCGCCATTGGTCACCCCGACTAGTCTCCCGGTCAAGGGTGGCTTTCGGGACAAGCTTGCCGGACAAGATCAACCAAATAGTAAGCATCAGCAGGCCGTTGGGTGTGAGCGCGCCTATCGCAGCCCAAGGGATCTGATCCATTGAGTTTCCTCCAAGCCATTGCCGTTCATTGAGGCAGTCTAAAGAATGTCAAAATTCGTGCCAAGAGTTACTTGAGTCGTCCCGTTATGCAAAGAATTGCCAGCCTTGTAAACATTCCCTGAAATAGCGATCTTTGCGGCGGTTGCATTTACGGTTACGACCCTGCCGCCAACACTTGTTTCGAAAATGTTGTTCATCACGGCGATATTCGCTGTATTTTCAAACGCGTTGATCCCGTTAGCAGTCGCCGCAACACGATTGCCGATAAACCGAACATTTACCGAATTCTGCACAGAGCAACCATTCGACCCAACAAGGTAGCAGCCTGAGACGGTGACGCCATCGCATCCGGTGATAATCTGCACCCCGATGTTTCCAGCGCCGCCAGTGATCACAGATGGAAGGTTGGCCACGTCAACTTCAAAGCAGCCTTCTAACCGGATGCCCACACCAGCGGATTTCACGGTGTTCCCCGAGAGTGAGATCCCTCGTGCGTTGAGAATCCATATCCCGTGGGTTGAGGTGCTCGAAATGTTGTTGTTCGTGATTCGCCAGTCGGAGCGGGCTTCGGTGTTGGTTGCCCCAGTGAAACCGACCGGGCCGGAGACCGTGTTTCCGTCGATGACAACATCCCGCCATGCCTGCAACCGTATTCCGCGGTAGGTGCACTCCCCGAAGTTGTTGTGCAGGATCTTCACATTGGAAATAAATACGCCACCACTATCAATAGCGTGACCTCCGACAGAAACAGGCCAGCGCGAATACCCTGTGTCGGGGTCGATCTGGGTGCAGTTCTGAATCGTGATGTTTTTGCACGGGGTACTGTCGTTGATGTCGGCATCCGGATAGCCGGTCTTGGTGATTCGCTCTAGCTGGAAAGCTTCCGCGTAATCTCTGCCACCAACAGTGTCGATGTACCCGGCGATTCGAACATTATCGATCAGGACGTTTTCCGAGCCAGCGAACTCGATAAGGTGCCCGCTGCTGGAGTTTTTCAGAATGGCGTCACGAACGATGACGTTCTTGGATTTTCCAAGCCCAATGCAACCGGTGAAGTCTCCGGTCACCAGCCCGTTGGCGTTCCAGATACCACCTTCGATAGTGATGTCGTCAAATCCTTTGACAGGTTCGAGGCGAGCATTGCTCTTCAGGATGGAGCCTGGTTTGTTGTTGATGAGTTCTGCATCTGGCGCGCAGACGATATGAAGACCGTTTGCGGTGGGGCGCAGCGTGTCGTTGAGAAGGTACCGGCCGGATGGAATCCTGAGTCGCGAACCGATCGCTAGTGAAGCCACAAGGGCGGCCTGGATTGCCAAATAATCGTCCGTGACCCCGTCGCCTACAGCACCAAAATCACGAACATTGACTTCGAGCTCGCCGCGTTTAGAGTATCGGTTGTCGGCCGCTACTTGAACAGCTGAATCCGGGGCATTGAAAAGGGCACTGACCATACTGTCAGCGCCCTCGTTGGTTACCCATCGGTTGTCACCGGAGACTTGTATTTCGGATCCGGTTCGTTCGATCTCCGATGCTACGAGTATGTCCGCCCCGGTTTGGGTGACCCAACGTGCGTCACCCGCCGCCTGCGTGGTCGAACCCTCGGTGGTGATCATGTCGCCAGTAGCTGAGTCAACGGCTGCACGAGTCAACGACACAGGGTTGCCAGCCAATGTGGCTACCATGGCATCGGTTGGTGCTTCAGCCCGGTCAGCGGCGGCCTGGGCTTCATCGCGTGCTTTTTCAGCTCCCTGAACTACACGTTCAGCATCTTTCGCGTGTTCTCGCGCCACCTGCTCTGCGGCATGTGCCCCGTCGCGAGAAGATCCAGCGTCAGAAGCGGCCAACACCGCACGCTGACGCGCCTGCTCAACCTGCGAGCTCAGGTACTGAGCCTGCTCAAAGTCTTCAGTCAGCATTACTACCCCTCCAACTTTTCGATAGCCGCGATAACTTGTTCGTCGGGTACAGATTCGGTGGATACTGTTCCGTCGATGTCGCAAATGATCTGATCCACGCAAGCAGTGGTGACAGTGATCCGGTTGCTTTCTGTATCCGGTTTTCCGGCCAGTTTGAAAGCGATCTCCAATCGAAGACCCCACATGGTGTCACCACCAAGGGCGCGTTGAATCTTCAGCAGGTCGCTGGTTGTTTGCGGTCGAGCCGCCATGGTTCCTCCAAAGAATTTTTGGCACGCCAAAAAAGGGGCAGAAACGTTTCGTTCTGCCCCTTTTAGCCGGTGGCGTTATTTGGTGTAAGTGATACGCAGCTTCGTCCGGTTGCCCTTGAACAGCCCGTAGTATTCGGATGAGGTAGACGAAGAAGGCGGCAGGAAGCTGATGCCCTTGGTGTCTCCGCTCTTGAACCCCGCGTGAACCGACGAAGGCAAAGTAATCCACCGACCCTCGGGCTTCTTCAACTTTTGACGCTTCACATCATTGGCTGACGAAGACCAACTGTCAGGAGCGCCACCATGGTTGTGCACACCAATACACGCGGTTCCACCAGCCGACGAGTGCCAATGCTTCGCGTACACGTACACTTCGATTTTCTTCACTGTCGCATTAGACAAGCGACCAGCCTGAGACGGGAACCCAACCAGCCCTCGCATCACACCATTGCCTGGGGCATAGGGCGAACGTCCCTGAGCGGCTGAACCAGAGTAGGTCGAATGGGTTGCCTTTGTGCCGTCACCTGTGTAAGCCTGCCACCACGTAGCATCTATCGTGTCCGTGTACTGCTTCACCGGATCCGCGTCTGGTTCAGGCACAGGCGGTGGGGTTGTGCCTTGCTTGTTCGAGTCAATGTCGCGGCCTGTGTACGCGGAACGGCGTATCCCAAGATCAGCCACGATGACCGACCAACGGGCAGTATCATTCGTATCTGAGGCGACGGCTGCACGCCCGGAGTAGATGTACACTTCCGGGCCGAGCATGATCTTTCCTTCAGGAATATCTTCCGGGCACCGTGCGTACACGGTGACCATGGCTTGATCGAAACCTCCACCGCCGCGAAGGTAGTAACGGGATCCGCGTAGCGCGTTATTCGTTGTGGCACCGGCGGAGATCGACCCACCTGGGTTCGAATACACGATTGCCGCGCCGCCGATAGTGCCGCCCACAGATGATGTTTCCTTGATCGCTGGGGTGCGGTAGGTGATCTGGTACATGCGACCGTAGACCGCGTTCAATGTCACGACCGCACGAATACGAGCGTGATCGATACCGCCAACAGCGTTCCAGGCCTGATCAGGTGCGGAGACTTCTTGATGTGCAACAATGCCGTGTGGGATGACGGTCATCCACGCGTTGCCGTCTGCGACGTTCGGGTGTTCTTCGACGTACTTCATGAACGTAGCACCTAGAGTGTCGCGTCCGTTCATCGTCACCCCGTAATCGCCGGAACCGTGCCCGCTGGTGAGCGGGTCACTACCCGTGACAACAGACCCATCCAAACGAGACTCGCCAGCAATACTAAGCGCCTGCCCCGTCACGCCACCCTCGGAGTCAAGTGCTGCGAGAACTTCACCTGTTGCAGGATTTGTGATGGAGTAAACGGTTCCACCATCGGCTCGGATCTCCGTAACTGGTTCGCCGCCCTCTGAACCGTAAACGCGCATGCCTGCGGTGTCGAGCTTCAAGCCCTTCGCGGCTTCCTTGTCGGTCTGCACCGTAGCTCCGGTAATGGTTTTGCCGTCTACAGCGTCAGCGGCGAGTCGGACACCTTCCAGCACCCCATAAGTGCCCTGTCCAATGCTGACTTTGGGGATGATCGTTTCGCTGAGTGGCAGGCTTTCCCACGCGGTTCCGGTCCACCGCCACACAGCGACCTGCTCCCGCGTTACAGGATCCAGCTCATTCCACAGCGCGTCAGCCGGTTTACCCTCACCGTCAGCCAGCGTCGGGGGTTTGATGTCTACGGTGATCTTGCCGTCCACCGCAGAACCTAACCCCAACAGTGCGTCCAGCACCTCGCTAGTGCCGCCGGAGAAGTCAGGCACATCCACCGTGACCGTCTCAGACATGTCAGACCACTTGCCAGCCTTCGACACCGCCACCAACCCGAAAGTCCATTCGCCAGCGTCCAGGATCTTCGTCGCCACATCCCCAAGCTCACCAGTGATCGTGGCCAGCTGGGTTTCATTCGACGGGGTGAACACTTCCACACGTGAAGCATGCAACGCCACATGGGAGAAATCCATGGGCGACAGCATGTCACCCGCGAACTTGCCCGACCAGCGCCCCTCCACGCCACTCGCACCCACCGTAATCACCGGGGCAACAGGCTCAGGCGGCACCGGACCATTCACCGTCACCGGGGCGTGCGTGCCGTCGTGCTGCTCACCGACGATCTGCATCAACGCACCATCAGCGTCGTATTCCTCGATCTTGCCGGCCTCGATAGCGGAGTTCGCCAGCTGCGGCTTGCCCACAGCCTTAGCCAAACGCTTCGCATCACCAATCTCACTGATCAGCCAGCGCGCTTCATCACGCAGATTAGTCACGTAGACACCACCTTCAAATCCATGTTCCCCGTCACGCAATCCACCGCAATCTCAGTCACCCGCACCAACTGATCCAACTGGGTCCAGCCCGCGTCGCCGGTCAGATACAAGTAATCCCCCACGTCAAAACTGCCGTAGGGGCACATCGGATGATCAACGAGGGATAAGCTTTCAAACGACCATTCCGCGTCCCTCGCGTTGACTTCGGTGCGAGCTGTCGCATCAACCCGGTCTTTCCGCGTGAGGTCTTTACGTTCCACCACAACAGTTCGCCGTAGCCGGCCACGATCCTTCGACGCGAGCGTGTTCAGCATGGAACGCCCCTCACCCGCCCCTAGCACCAGCACATGAGAGGCATAATCGGACTCGACTAGTGGCGGTGGTGCGGTGACGTTCACGCCGATCTCCAACCGCAGATCCTCACGCCGCACACCAAACTCAGGCACACCCAAAACAATCCGGTGAGACAGTGCGTCATCACCGACCCATTTCGTTTCCTCACGGAACTCAAACGGGGTTTCACGCGCTAGATCAGAAATGACGGAGCCGAGGTCGTGGGTTTCCCACCAGTTCAACTGGTACGGGTCCGCCTTCTGATCAGACAGATCATTGACTTTCGATTTCGCATCGTTGAACTCGGTTTTCGTCTTCGAATACATGGCCTTGGAATCCTTCAGGACTTCCTTCTGGTCCAGCCATTCAAAGAACCAGTCACTGGCTGCGTTGAACTTCGCCGTGGATAACTCCACCCATTTCTTCCCGTTCCACGTGTACCCGCCAAGCAGGCCGTCCGCGTTGCCCTTGAACCACAGATTCCGCTTCGACCGCTTATCCCCAGTAGGGGCGGACTGCTGACGAATCAACAGCCCACCCTTCGGAAGGCCAGCAGCTGCGAGCGCTTTGGTCGCGTACTGCTCCACCAACTGCGCGTCACCCTCAGCCTGCTCCTTGGTGTAATCCAACTGCTCCTGCATATACGCTTGGAAACGTTTCGCCGCAGTCAGTTCCTTACCCTCAGGCTTGCCCAAATATTTGAGCGACCGGCCTTCACCAACGACCACACCAAGATCCCCGGACTCATAGGACTGCAAGCGGTCCCAAATAGCCCGCACCACATCCAACGGATCAATCTTGGTGGAAGACAGTTGCGGGCCAGTCCACGGCATCCCCTGAGGGTACGACGTGAACCCGCCCGCCCCAACATTCAACCAATCCCCGTCAGTCGAAAGCTCATCCACAATCCCGAATACTGGGTCGCGGCCCTCCTGCTCAGCCACAATCGCAGAACCCCACTCCACCAACGCCCGCTTCCGGTCCGGGGTCTCAATGCCCCGATACCCGAGCGGAAGCTGTCCACTGATCGACGCGGGCCCAGACAACGGCGTAATCACCTTGGCATCCTGCAACGGAAGATCCCTGTCAACCCACACCCTGTCCGGGAGAGTCATCAGATGGAAACGCCAATCAGACACAACAGCCTCCTGTTAGGTGGTGGACGGGTCAGCAGCTTCTAAGAACCGCAGAGACAACGAAACACCGGACATGCCATCCATCGAAACAGTCCACGCACCACCAGCAGACCCGTACCGCGCTTTCATCACAAAGATCTGATCAGTGCCACGAATGTCCGCTGGAATATAAACGTCGTCTTCCACAATCCACGGCTGACGGCTAACCCCACCAGCAGATGACCCGTCCCACGTGTACCGCTGAGTGCTATGCCGGCGGGTAGAAGGCCTCAGATAAGGACCGAACTCCGCCCAAATCTCACCCCAGTTAGTACCTGGTTCAAGCCGAACACCCATCCATGTGGCCCTGATCTGAACGCGGGTGGCCCACTTAGGAATCGGAATGGTTTGTTCACCACCAGCATTAGGGAAGTACTCACCATCCGTGCCAGCGGCTTTCAGTGTTTCCTTATCGGCGACCACGTTGGGGCGTGGCCGCCAGACATCACGGGTTCGCGGCAACGCCACATCGCGCAGATCGGTGATCATCGCGTTGGTGATCGTGCCGGTACTAGCTGGGATGGTGATCTTCGCCAGCAAGATCGCCGGATATGATAGACCGAGCTGTTCGATGCTGTTCAGATTCCCCGGCACCGAGGCGATGCGTTCCAAACGGGCATAATTGAACGTGACCGGGTCAGCTGGGGCGGCACCCTCATACTGGGGATCCAGCACCTGGGCGATAATCGCATCCGTACGCCCACCAGTCGAACCCGTCGCCGGGATCGTCACCGAAGTAGACGACGGATTACGCAACACATAAGTCTGCTGAGAACCACCCGCGTAACGGTTCAGAATCAACGCCGCACCAGGACGAACCGCAACCGTCCCGTTCGGCGTGGACTGTGCCTTCACCGCCAACGAAGCAGGCTCCACCACACCCTCCGCACCCGAGGTCGCCGCATAAGCCAACAGGCGCGCCACCTCAACACTATGGACCGCACCGCCACCGATCATCCAGGGGGTTAGATCTAAAGCCACAAAGGCCTCCTTAGATTGAGTAGTAAGCGTTGCGCCAACGAAGCTCCACAAGAGCAGTGCCGGTTGGGTCAACGCCACCAAAAGTCAGATCAGAATTACCGACCGGCAACACAGCCGACGACAAACGTGTTTTACGAGTCAACAAACCAGCCACCGGAGATGAACCGCGCATCACAGTGCCAGCGAACGCATCCACCACCACCGACTGACCAGCCCGCAACGTGCCCTTCAAAGCGATCTCCCAACCAGCAGCAGCACGCACATACGGGTCAGTCACAGGGCCACGGAAAACCACTTTGAGCGGCGTTGGTGCGGTGCCAGTGTTGATGACATATCCTGCACGGTCAGCACCAGAACGCACCGTAGACAACGGGGCAATCAACGGCGCTTTCAAACCACCAGTGCTCGCCGGCACAATCGGCAACCGAAGCACTTGCTCCCAATCATCGAAATAACGGGGATCATGGACCTTGAAATCACACTCAATCTGCCCAGCACCCTGCACAGAATAAATGTCCCCGTTGATCCCCGCGTACCGGGAAGGTCGACCATAAACGCGCCGCCAGCGCCCGCCCAGCTCATAAGAGAGCGGGACGAGCGCCAACGACTTATTACGGTGCGCAGGGTTATGCCACGCAGCCGCCAACCGGGATTCAAGGGTGAGCGCATCAGGAAGATCAGGCATGTTCGTAGACAAGCTCAAACCCCAAGTACGCCCACCCAAGAAATCACGGCCAGCAATCAAACCGTCACCCTGAGAACGCTCAACATCATTCGACCGATACTCAGTGTTCCCAGCATCAAACCCAGTCACAAACAACGGAAGCCTGTCGCCGAATTCAACACCATCAAACCGAAACCGCACTACGCACACCTCCACGTTCTTGACGACGCTTCTCAAACCGCAACGCGGCCGTCAGATCGTCAACAGTTGCACCCTGCGGGGTCTGAATGTTGTAAACCGTCGTAGCCTGCCCAACATCAGCGACCTTCTGAGAAATCTCAATCGACTTCATCACCGAACCCCACTGAGCATTAGTCAACACAGCATCAGGCTTCGACTTCTTGTGATCGATCAGCTGCGGCGCACCAGTGTTCCGCAACCATCCGCCACCGTCGTACAGGGTCGGGGTAACGAGACCACCATTCGCATACCAGTTGTTCCGCTTATGGAAAGCCCACGCCTTCTCCGGGTCACCGTAACGAGCCTGAATGTACTTCATGCCCGCCTGCGCCTGACCAGCAGGATCCGACGTCTTCGCACCATACGAACCCCAAGTGGAATTCAAGAACTGGAACAACCCATAAGCCGTCGAAGTAGGGTTCTGCGCGTTCGGGTTCCAGGAAGATTCCTTATTGATCAGCTTGGAAAGTGAATCCCACTGCCGACCAGAACCCCACCCGTAACCGTTGGCAACACCACGCACAGCAGACTGCACATCGGAATCCTTACCATTGAAGAAATCCTTCGTGTTACCCCACACGTCCTGAGCAAAGTCGCCGATCTTCGCCATCTGAGCCGGGAACCAACCCAAAATGTCCGACGTCAGCTTCGTGCCAGCACCCTGCGCCAAATCAGCGAACATGCCACCACCACTGAACGACTCCTTGAACCGTCCAACAATGCTGTCCTTGAAATCAATCAACGCCTGCAACGGATTGAACCCGCCACCACCAGAACCACCAACCGGCATAGCTCCACCGTTGATGTAACTCCACGGATCCACCGGCTTCCCATTGATCCACACTTCCGAGTGAACGTGCGGACCAGTAGAACGACCAGTATTACCCGACAGAGCGATCTGCTGACCAGCCTTCACCTGCTGACCAACCTGCGCGAGCAACCGCGACAGGTGACCTTGATAGGTGGAGATCCCGTTAGCATGATCCACCAGGATGCCGATACCCGAACGGCCCGGAACCGCGTTAGTTCGTGCCGCCCGAACAGTACCGTCCATCGGAGAGAACACTGGGGTGCCAATCGGCACCGCAATATCCAAACCAGCGTGCGGGTACCGGCCACGGGAAGCACCGAACTTCGAAGTGTACGACCCGCCCTTGACCGGGCGAACGAAACCACCATTCGCGTAGCCCAGGGCCTTCGCACCAAACCGGTTCAACCCATCAAGGAAACCAGGAGCGGTCTTCTCAATCGAGCGCTGCGACTCCTTGCGGACCACGAACTCATCCGCGTGGACAATACCAGCAGGAGTGTACTTAGCGCCCGGACCTGTCCAACCACCAGTAGCGAACCCTGCCGGCAACGCAACATTGCCGATCTTCGGGATGACCTTATGCTCCGGGTCAATGAACCCGGTGACCTTGTTGAACGCGCCGATCAGACCATCATTGATGACCTTGTTCACGACGAACTCGATAGGCTTCTTCACGACGCCCTTGATGTCGTTCCAAATCTTCTCGACAGCGTCTTTCGCCGTCTGGAAAGCACCGACGAAGTCGCCCTTCAGGATCTTCCCGAAGGTGTCAAACACCGGTTTGATGAACGTATTCCAGACATATTTGATGCTGTCCGAAATGCCCTTCCACGCTGCCTTGACCGCGTTGAAAGCTGGCTTCAGGACGTTCTCCCAGGTGGACTTGAAGAACGACCCAAACACTGTGAAGATCGGCTTGATCTTTGTCAGCCAGACGTCCTTGATCGTCGCGGAAACCGAATTCCACGTGTCGACCGTCCACTTTTTGATCTTGTCCCAGTTGGCAATAACAATCGCCGCGATGCCAATAATCGCCGCAATCGCCCACCCAATAGGACCAAGCGCAATGAACCATGCGGCTGCCATTCGCCCAGCCTGCAACAAGGACTGCGCGCCCATGAACACCCATTTAGCGACAATCTTCGCGGCCTGAATACCCATCGTTACAGCAGCCTGAGCAGCTGGAACAACAACGCCGATAGTCCACGAAACAGCCATCTTCGCGCCCTGAACCAAAGCACGAGCGGCCATCATCGCCCAACTGGCAACCACACGCCCAGCAGACACCGCGAACTGTGCGGCACCGATAGCGGCCTGCTTGATAATCGTGCCAGTCCACACCGCCGCTGTTTTGATGCCAGAAGCGACAGCAGCGGCAGACATCGCAACCCACGAAGCGACGACCTTAGCCGCCTGCACCGTCATGGCGATTGCGCCCATCACAGCGTTCTTGATGATCGTTCCAGTCCAGACAGCGGCAGTCTTAATCCCAGACGCTACAGCGGCTGCACTCATCGCGATCCACTGGCCGATGATCTTATACGACTGGGCCACAAACACGGCTGCAGTCTTGATCGCTTCCAACCGGGTCAAGATGAACGCCGCAACATTCTTCGCCGCTGCAACAGTCGCCTGGACACCCCACCGAATCAGCATGGGGATCATCAGGGTACCGATCACACCAGCAGCGATAGTCAACGCAGTGCTGTTGTCCGAAACCCATGTAGCAGTGTTCTGCAACGCCGGCCCAAGACGCTCACCAATCGTTGACGCGACTCCGCCAACCCAACCGCTGAAAGACTCCATCGCCGGCAACGCAGTATCGTTGATGAAGCCGAAAGCCGAAGTCATGGCAGGGAGGAAAGCCCCACCGATCTTCTCTTTCAGGTTGTCCCACGTGGCGAGCGCAACTTGCCGCTTGTGCTCGAAGGTGTCTTCCTCGCGCATAAAGTTGCCTTGCGCGTCAGCCGACTGCGAGTACAACGCCGACTGCACAGCCAACGCCTTAGCTTCACCTTCAAGCTTCGGCACCTTGCCAGCAGTCGCCTTGTTGTAAGCACGCTCAGCCGAAGTGAGCGCCAACTGCGCACGCTTCGCCTGATCAGAATCCTTGCCGTGCTTCTTAACAACCTCGTTGTACTTTTTCTGAGCCAACGTCATCTTCGTTGCCGCTTCGGAAACCTTCACCGAATCAACAACCGGCTTCAAGATGCCCTTAGACAAACCCTCAGCTTCAAGCGCCGCCTGGCTGAGAGTAATGCCGTACTTCTCAATCGGGTCCATCTCGCCCTTAAGGGCGGATGAGATCGCTTCAACGGCTTCCTTGGTCGTGCCACCGAACATCGATGCCATGTCCGCGCCCATGCCGATCAGAGCGTTCGTCTTGTCGGCCAGCTCATCCATCGGCGTGCCAGCATTCTTCAACTGGGAGCCAAGCAGCGTGCCCAAGCTTCGGTACTCGTTACCCGAAATACCAACAGTCTGAGCCGCCGTAGCCGCCCACTCATGCATGGTCTTCGCGTTGTCCTTGAAAACCGTGTCAATCGCGCCGATGGACTGCTCAGCCTCACCAGCAAGGTTCACCATTTCGCCGACACCGCGTGTCACCGCAGCTACAGAGAAACCAGCGGCCAGACCGGCTACAGCACCCTTGAAAGCACTGCTGAAACCGCCACCAGCATGCTTGCCACCGTCTTCAGCCTGCTTATGCGCCGCATCAGTAGCGGTCTTCACTCCACCAGCTAGAGAGGCCTTGATCCGCTGACCAACACCCTTCCAACCCTTCGCGTAGGTCTTGGACGCTTCGGCAGACTGCTTCGAAGCATCAGAAAGCTTCGACTTTGACTGGTCAAGTTCAGACTGCAACTTGTTCTGAGCGCCCGCAGCCGCCAGCGTCTCCGCTTCAAGCTTCTGCTCAGCAGTAGCCAAACGGTCAACCGCCGACAACGCCTGGGAGGACTTCGTACCGTACTTCTCAGTAGCCTCATTGACTTTCGCCTGAGCAATCTCAACCTTGCGCTTAGCAGCCTCCTGCTTGCGCGCCGAAATGTCAGCCTGAGACGCCAACCGCTTCTCAGCACGCTCAACATCAGCCGTCAGCTCATCAATGTCAGGGGCGTTCTGCTCGAAACCCTTGGCGATAGCTTTACCCATCGCCTGCCCGGTCCGCCCAGCATCACGCTCAGCATTCTTGAACATCCCGCCGATCTGCTTCGCCAACTGCGAAGTTTCAGAGGCCAGGGTGACATACCCGGTAGCGAGTTCAACGGAAGCCACAAGAGCCCCTTTCCGCCCGATTCAGGGCATGAAAAAAGCCCCCACCAAACAGCAGGGGCTAACAACAAAAATCGGGCAGAAAAACGGGCGAGCTACCAGCCGAGCAACTTGCGCAGATCATCAAGCTTCGAAGGCTTCACCTTCAAAGTCTCAGTCTCCTTACGACGATCCCACGGCCTCACAGTGCGCTTCGGAACGTCATCACGCTTCACCTTCGGACGACGCTGAACAACAGCCGCAATGACACCGAGATAGTCAAAGGAACCTACAACGAAATCCACTACAGGGTGATACCACCACCAGTCAGCCCCGTTGATCGCTTTCGTCAACGGGGCATCGTATGGCAGGTTTGAGATGACAGCCCAACAGTCAGACCACGTAAAGTCCACGGTGCCGACGTTGCGCCAGCGCAGGCCACGCTCAATTAGCGTCGCTTCAAACTCCGTAGGGTGTTCAGCGTGGAGTCGGACTAGCTCTCCGAGTTCCCTAAACCCACCGGCTGGCCATTGCCCCAAGCCTCAGTGAACGGCATGACCTCTTCCTGCGACAGCTCACGGAAGTCATCCAGCGTAGACTTGTCCACGCCCGCGCTGTCAAGCCAACCGACGATCTTGGAGATGTTGCCCTTCTCCATGGCCTCAATGATGCCGATGGGCATCTGCTCGAACGAAGGAAGCTCGAACGGGTCATTGAAACCCTCGAATTCGAACTTCACGAACGAGTACTGCTTCTTGGTCGAACGTCCACCCTTGCGGGACTTGGATACAGGCATGTCAGCTCCTAAAAGTATGTGAATTGTTTGGTCAGCATCAGGGGTTAGAACCTGTGCCCGGTGGAGCTGACCACACACCGGGCACAGGAGACTTACTTACGGGCCAGCAGGAGCCGGCGAATCGACAAACGAAATCGCCTTCACACCCGCCGCATCAGGGAAGCACTCAATCGTGACCTCGTAACGGATCACATCCGAATGAACGAAAGTCACATCACCCGAAGTGGTGATCTGACCATCCTTGATGTACTCACGAAGACCCGTGTCCGCATCCTTCATGTCCAGCACATAGGACTTACGCGGAGGCATCTTCGCAGTGTGCTTCACAGTCACCTTGTTGCCCGCGATCACCACGTTTTCCTCACCGTGGATCAGCTTCAGCACCTCAGCATTAGCGGATTCCAGGAACTGGAACGTGTAAGTGATCGAGTGCTCAGTGCGGACGATCTTGACAGTGTCGCCGCCCCAAGCCTTGATCTTCTCGTCCGACGCATCGGTAGTACGGGTTACACCGTCTTCACCGATGAAACCACCCTTGATCCACGCAGGATCCAGTGCGGTGGTCGCGTCAGTTGGTGCTGCGGCAGTCGCATCAGCGAAGCACACACCGCCAGTCGCAGTGACCGGCGCACCGGTCATAATGGCATCTACACCAGTAGCCATGTCTTTGCCTCCTAAAGGGCATACAAAAGAAGCCCAACCACACGCGTGGTTAGGCTCTTGAAAATGATTTGGTTAGATAGCGGTTATTTCGGCTGCGGTCGCCCTGAAACTCAGTTCCACGGTGAACGTATACGCCGGCGTGCGGGTCGCATCATCCGGGGTGAATGTTGGCCGTTGGAGCGTGCGCAGGAAGATCACGCCGCTCTCATGTTCAGGCCATGCTCTGACCAGCCCATGCAAACGTCGTGCAACTTCCGACGCACGCGGAGCATTAGGGTGAGACACTTCGACGGTGAGCCGGACATCATCCAACACCACGTCACGTTCACCACGCCCGCCAGTGTCCACAACCGTCACCAACAGCTGATCCCACGCCCAATCGGCCGGCACATCCAAGAACGGGCCAGCATAGAACGGAACCCAGTTGCCGAGGTAAGCCATGGCACGCTGAGTCGGATCCTGAAACAAGATGATTTCAGCCATCAGTCCCGCCCAGCATCAAGAGCCCGAAGCAACGCATGATGACGGCGGTTATGGAAGTGCGCGTGCCCCGTAGCCATCACCGACACAGCACCACGCGGACCCTCCAACACCAGCTTAGTCACCTTATAACCCATGTCCTCACCGCCCGCAGCAGCCGCAACATTCTGTGCACGACGCTCCAAATCAGCAACAACACCCGGCGACTTACGCAACTCCTCGAAAGCCTTCATGTTGAACTTCACCTTGCGCTTGGCCATTTACCCCGTCACCCGCTTCAACGTCACCGCCGAACCCGGCGACCAACCAGTAAAAGGACTCACCCAACCGCCGGAAGCATCACCATCAACTCCGTAACGCTTCCCCCGCACCGTAACCTCGTCCTGAGGCGAAATCGACACCGACGACGGCACGTAAATCGTCATCTTGGATACGACCCGATACGAAAGCCCCTGAGACGGCTCAGAACCGCCACCAGGGGCCACCGCAACACCATGCACCGACATATCATCAGCAAACTGCTTCACCGTCTGCCCAGACGCATTACGAATCTGACCTAGATAACGATGCAACACCACAGACTCACCATGGCCAAACATCAGAAATACCCATCGGTACGCTCGTACGGGTCATAAGCAGAAGGCAACGCAAACCGATCAATCAAATTGCCAGCAATCACCGCTGACGGAGCAGGAGTCCGATACGTTCGAACACTACCCAAACCCGCCGTATCGTCCATCTCAGACAGCTCACGAGGCAGAAACCAGCCACCCTTAGAACTTTCCGATGACCAACGAACCTGAAACGGGCCGGCACCTTCCTGCTCGGCCATCTGATTACCCTTAGTGAGCCGGCGCTGAACAGCATCAGCAACCATCACAAGGAAATAATCGAACAGGCCCAAAACCTTCTGCTCACCGTAGCGGTTGAACAAGAACGCCTCGATAGCGTTCAGCCAACCATCAATCCGAGGCTTTTCCGCGTCGTTTAGGGGCCGTGCGAGCAGCGGTTCGACCTTCACCAGCGTCAGCAGACTTGCCACCCTCGACCTCCTTCCAACCATTGGAGCGGAAGTAATCTGCAACCGCGCCGGTTACAGAAACCTTCCGCCCCGTACCTTCATGAACGAGAACCGCCATGACTAGCCACCAACAGCGGCAGGAGTGACCGCAGCCACCGGAGACATGCGGGTACCCTCGCTACCGACAACATCAGCGAGGACGTACGCGTAACGGGCACGGAAGCGCAGGGCAACCTGATCGTTCTCTGCCAGGTTCACACCATCGATGGTGGCCTGATCGAGGAACTTCACCGAGATGTCCGACCGGATACCAACCAGGGCGAGCGACGGGTCAGCGACCATCGCCAGCGCCTTGGTCTTGTCCCATGCGCCGTTCTTGTTCCAGTACGCGTCGAGGCCGGCAACGTTGTCCACAGAACCCGGAGCCTGAGACAGGGACGGCAGGTAGATCGGGGCGTTCTGGGCGTCACGCAGGTTCGCCAGCTTATACTTCAGGCCACCACGAGCGAGGAACGCGTCCGGGTTCGCACCCGAATCGTCCACAGCTTCAGCAGCCTGGAAGATGGATCCAACCAGGTCGTCTCCACCAGTGCCAACCTGGAAGACATTGCCGGCAGCAGTCGCAGCGGCGAACAGATCTGCAGAAGTCCACGCAGCTGGCTTGTTGGTGCCGAACAGAACAGCAGCATCCAGCGCCTTGCCGATGGCCTGACCGCCGAGCTCCGCAGCATCCGACAGCAGGTCTTCGGTCGCGTCCTCGATGTCTTCCTCGTTGATCACGATGATCGCGGCGACCTCAGCGGCGGTGAGCACCTTGTTCTCGAAAGAGAACTTGGTGGTCGGCTTGGTGCGGGTTTCCGCGGTCTCGCCAACCCACTTGGCCTCAGGCAGGGTTGCCAGAGCGGGCAGGTTCTGCACCTTAGCGCCCATCGGCACGGTGCGGAATGCGCGGAGAACAGTGGAAGTCTCAGCAGCACGGTTCAGGAGAGTATGGTTGTACTCTTCCTCGATCAGCGCCTCAATATCGGCGCGAGTTACAGTTGCCATTTGGCAATACCTCCAAAATAGGAATGGTTAGCGTTTTGAGGAAAACTCACGAAGTGCAGCAGCAGCACGAGCGCCCTTAGCCGAAGGAGAATCCTGGGCCTTCGGAGATTCGCCAAGCGACGGCTTCAGCTTGATCTTCGGCTTCGACTGGTCAGCCTTCACCAAATACGGCTTTTCCGTCGCAATTTCAGTCAGGCGCGCCGACAATTTGTCCTTGTCTACGTCCAGACCAGAAACAACGCCGGAATGATCGCCGAACTGAGCTACAGCATCAGCAGGATCATGGAAGCCCGCTAACTGTGCAGCTGCACGAACCTCAGCGTTGAATAGCTTCGACGCCAGCTCAGATTCGGCCTCTGCTCGACCTTCGCCCCTAGCCTTTGACAAGCTCTCATCAAAACCGCTGACCTTGGACTTCAGTTCGTCGTAATCTGCGTACTTTCGATGAGTTCGAGCCACCGCAGTATTGATGATCTTGTCCAGTTCCTCCTGAGATGCTGGGGGCGTGAACGCCGAAACAGCAGGTTCGGAAGACGATGCAGGATCACCAGCGGGGGCAGTTGGGGCTGGTTCGTTAGACATGAGTGATTCCTCGATTCATCCGTAAATCCGTCGATATTCCAGCGAAAACAGTCGCTGTCACTGATCACCCTCAACGGGGAGTTCTAATTTGCCGAAACCGTTCACGGCCTTCTGTGCGTTAGCCTGAATAGCTTCCGGAAGCGCCTGCGAACCATTCGAGCGGACATGTTCGGCCGCTTCAAGAGCATCACTCTTAGACCAGCCAGGAATCATGGCAAACAACATTTCCAACGGAGCGCCAACAGTAGCCAGCTTCACCACAGCGTCACTGGTCTGCGCCAAGGAACGCGTGGAAGTGTCACGCCAATGGATCTCAGCTGCCGTATCGCCAGCAGCATCGTCATCCAGAATGGCAGCGGCAGATCGTAGCGCCAGCTCGTACCCTTCACCCATGACCACCTTGTGATCATCAATGTTGCGGAAATACCCGGATTCAGCGGCCGCGATACCCTCAGCAGACATATTCACCACAGTTCCCAACAGATAATGCGGAGGAACCTGGCATACAGCCGAAAGATGCTTGATATGGGTGTCCACCGAATTGGAAACCTTGTCCAAATCAACGGCAGGGAAAGAACCAAACTTGGTATCCGGGTCCGTCGAATGCAACAGCGAGTCAACAGACGGGCGCATGAGCGCGTTCCCGTTCTCGTCCGTAGCAATAGTTCCGCCGGCCATGTTCTTCTGCGGGAACGCACCATAACGCTGAGTCATCTGCAAAGTGAACGTGGCATCAACAATCCGCTTGTATACCGGGATCGCCGGCTCAATCTCCGACTCTGGAAGCCCATCGTTCGAGTAGCTATTCGGGATGAGCGCCACCGGAGTAAACCCAAGACCATGAGGCGTAACCTCAACTTCACCAATACGCTCAGGACTACCCTCGAAACGGTACGAAGCCTCATCATCAACCGCCAACCACTTCGTGTCAGACAGCCGATGAAGCACAAAATCAGGGAACTCAGCCCAAGGATCTTCTTTCAGCATGAACGTGCGCGCCGCAGACAACGGGCGCATCACCACACCACCATCAGACGACGGCAACGACAGGATGAACGAATACCCAAGGCCGATCGCCTCACGCGTCGTCTGACCCTGCCGGCCATCCATACCGTTCGCCTGCCACGCATCCAGCCACACACTGTTATGCGTGTACCCATCAACGATGAGCCCCTGAGCGATGCAATCACGAACGAAACGAAGCCACGGGGAACGCGCCTTGCGAAACAAATCCCTGTATTCAAGATCAGCATGCTCAGGCATCCACGTCTTATTCAGACCACCGTCAATGTTCTTCTGCAACCACCGCAGACGAGCCCACTCCTTGCGTGCATCACGCATGAAATCGCCGCCAATTAGGCCAGTCAGTTCCTCGGCAGTTTTAGCCACAGTCTCACCTAATCCCTGTTACGACCGCCTGAGTCTTAGGCGGCGCAGATTCAAACTTTTTGACAGCCCAAAACGCAAAAGTCACCGACTGCGCCTGGGTAATTGGCTCCAAAGGGTCAACCTGGTCCCAAGTTGTTCCCCCAACCAAAGGTCGAGTGCCGGCATTCTTGAACGATTCGCGCAAATCTTCCTGGTCAAAGTGCGCAACAAGCCCTGAATTCCACGACTCAACGAACAGACCGAAGGCACCAGCGATCTCAGAAGCGTTCAATGACATGTACGGGAGGTTGATCGCGTCAATATCCGTCAAAACCGGGGCGCAATTCTTCGCATCAAGCACCACAATCGACGGACGAAGCTCATCAGCCATCTCCTGAAGCTTCGACGGCACCCACAACGTCTGCGGAGCCGTATACAGCGTCTTCACACCGATGCGACCATCAGAAATACGGGCGGCATACGAAACGGTAGCGAAACCACCGCCACGCCCCAGATAAACCGTCAAAGCGCCACCAGCCGGCAACACCTCAGCGTCCTTGGACACAACGAAATCGCCCCAGCGGCTCATGTCCATGTCGTGAAGAACAACTTCAGCTTCAGGGCGACGGGCCGGCCAAATAGACAGGCGCTCCATGCCAAAATCTTCAGCGTTGGGCGACTTATCACGTTCCAACTGCTGAGCTATCGTTTCCAGCTCGATCAGATAGCCGGCAGACGGGTTAGATTCAAGCCACACCGACTCATCCGACTTATCGATACTCTCGGCCAAGTCGGGATCTTCAGCCCCGGTAGGCGACCATTCCGCCCACCCAGTACGAGGGAACGCCTCAGTGTCTCGCCCACGGTCTCGAAGCCCCTCGAACACCTCAGAATCATTCACACCGTCCTCAGGGACAGTGCCAGCAAACAACTCCTGACGATTCTTGATCGTTGTCTGCGTGTAAGAGATCGCCTTATAGGCCTGCCGGCTGAATTCCTGAGCCTCGTCATAAATCACGTTCGAAGCAGTAAAACCACGCCCAGAATTCTTGGAACGAGCAACGAACCGGATCCGATCGCCACGCTTCTGCCCCTTTCGAGGCTTCAGCGTCACACCCTCCTGCCCGTTCGCCGTGTAAATGTGTGCAACACGAGCTTCCAACTGAGGCACAGAACGAATCACAGCCTCCAACTTCTGGAAAGCCTCATCGTTCGTCTTTGTCTCATGCGAAGTATGCAGAATCGTCTTATGCGCACCATTAGCCCGTGGAAACATGAACAAATGAGCTAGGTCGTAACCGAGCAGGATCTCGCCCTTGCCGTTCTGACGGGCAACAAGCGCACCAAATTCAGTCGCCGCCCAAGCACCCGAAGCGTCATAAGCGAACAGTTCATCCATCACGCCGCGCTGCCACTGCAAAAGGTTCACACCGCACATATCGAGAAACTGGCACACCCGTGGACCATGCGTACCAACACGCTCAGGAGACTTAAGAATTCGCGGCGTTTGGGAACCCAACAACGTTGCCGCCGTCAAGGAAGCTGTCAAAACTATCAGCCTCCTGCTTTTCCTCACCACGAATGGCTTCTAACTCTTTCCACACCTCGCGAAGCTCCTTAGTGAGCCCAGAAACACGAGTCGGGTCCTCTGCAACCGCATACTGAATCGAAGCCCACAAAACCTCACGCGCACGCTCTAAATCGTTCTCTCGTGACGGCGCTTCAGGCACAACAACACCCCCAGGCGCACTATCAGCAGACGGACGTCGAGACTCATCACGCTGCCGACGCTTCGACACCGTATTAGCCCGCCGACAAGCATCATCAACCGGCTCTTTCTTACGCAAATGACGCTCATAAGCAGCTTTCGTGCCACAAGGAGCAGGGGGTTTAGGCATCAAGCACCACCAATCCGGTACTAATCAGGTACAACCCCAGAAACTGCGGAGAGAGAAGCGCCTCGATCGGCCCGGGACAAGGCAATTTCAGGATATTTTTAGGCATACCCCCACCCCTTCGAGCCGATCTGACTTGAAGGAGTTGCAGATGAAGTGAGCTGCTTGACAGTTGCTCGGTTCATGCGCACCACCTTTGGCGATAGGCACGATGTGATCGATAGATGCTGACCAGAGCGACGGGTAATTCTCTGCCTTGCTAATTGGCTCACCACATAGTTGACAGATCCAGTTGTCGCGCTCGAATATCCTGTAGCGGTGGACGGGCGCGACATACGAGGCACGCTGTCGCGCCCTGCGTCGATGCTTAGCTTCTTGTTTTTGCGCTCGGTAGTGAGCAACTTGGCATCCGCTACTGCAAGTCACGTCCATGTTGAGGCTCAAGAAATGTCCAGCACATACAACACAGCGCCCCGCTTTGAATGTGCGGGGCGCTGTGTTGCGAATAGGTTGTATTGGTTTTTGTTTAGGCTTTGTGCGGAGGGTTAGCTCTTTGCTTCCGCTCCATCCGTGGCGAATGCGTTGGGCGCAGGATGTGCAATGTTCGGAGCGGTAGTCTCCCAGATTTTTGCCGCACCCTATGCACTTCTGTTGTGGTGCGGTCTTGCGTGCGGCTTCTCTGCTGCATGTCTTGGCGCAGAATTTGTGTGCCTTGGTTCTGGCTGCGAATATTTTCCCGCAGTGCCCGCAGTGACGTTTCACTGGTTCCGCCTTGCTTTCCTGTGTTTGGTTGGCTCGACGGCAGGGACGGCATTTAGCTTCCCCTTCGGGAAGTGATGTTGTTCCTCGCCACATCATTTTTCCGCAGACTGCGCAGGGAAGATCGGGTATTCTTGGCATGTCGGGTTGTTCCATTCAACTCGGCCGTGACCCCGAACGATTCCAGTCGTTGCGGGGTCGTTTTTATTTGTTGATTTCTTTTTTCGCTTGCTTAAGTTCGGCAAGTAATAGTTTCATGGCCTCAAGCGATTCAATGTCGGCAGCTAGTCGAATGCGATTATCGTTGATTGTTTCTTCGAGATCTGCGATATTGCGTTCGCACTTTCTTGCTTCGTGGTCAAGAACTTGGGTTACTAGATTCATGATTACCGCTCTCTTTATCCGGCTGGGCGGAGTGTGGGTGGTGTGGTTGCGCCTTTGGTTGCGTTGCATTTTCGGTGCATGGGTTGGAGTTCTTGGTTGTAGAGGTGTCCGCCGGTTGCGAGTGGTTGTGTGTGGTCGGCGGTGAATGCGAGGGGGTTGTTTGGTGGGAGTGTGTAGTCGATGGGGTGTCCGCACCATGCGCATGGGAGTTGTTTGTTGCGGAGGTGTTGGGCTTTGCGTCGGTAGGCTCGGTGTCCTCGTCCGTTGCGTTCGGTTGCCATCGTTGTCACCGCCTTTGTTGTTGCTACCCGCGTCAGTTGTCCATGGTTCTGACGCGGGCGGCGTTGCTGGATCGTATCCCGGTCGCAGCGCCGGGCCCCTTGGTTGGGTTGTGTGTTGGTGCCGATGCCGTGATTCGAACACGGAACCTACCGCTTACGAGGCGGTTGCTCTGCCGGTTGAGCTACAAGGGCGGATGGGCAGTTGAGCGTACCCAGGCCAAATCTTTATACCGATCGCAACTTCAACCGTCGCTCGGCTTTCCAGCGGCGCATGTATTCATTCTTGCGAGCCCTGCATGGATCACATTTACAGTTGCGCTTTCCTGATGTGCCACCGCCGTGCTCTACAGATTTCTCGGCAGCGGACTTGGCAGTGTGGCAGCGTTCGCAAAGGAGCTGGCATTTGGCAAGTTCCGGCATAAGCGTTTCGTGCCGGGCATCCCAGCGCTCGGCAATCGTGAACAGCTTAGTGCTCTGGTCTATGTGGTCGAACTGCAAGTTCTCGTCGGTTCCACACACGACGCAATGGCCGCCGAGTATGCGCTTCATTGCTTTCATGCGGCTCCGGTATCGCCTAGCCCTGTACGGTGCGCGGCCTTCTCTCGTTGCCCAGCTCATTAGATCTCCTAGGTATGCGAAAGCCCCCGACGTAGGAGAACGTCAGGGGCTTTCTGGCCTCGGGAGCTACCCGAGGATTCTATGGAAGTAGAGTGGCCGACTATCTCCCCGTCGGCTATGGGATTAGGCTTTGCGGCGGTCGTCCCGTAGTGAGCCAGTCTCACTCATTTGGCTCCGCATACCTGGCGTGCGCTGCCGGGGACTCGAACCCCGGTAACCGCGATGGGTCACACCGGTCAGCGCTCCCTTCGGCCTCGTGTGCCGTAGGGCTATTCAGTTGTCACCGACGCACAGCTTGGGGAGTCTGTGGTCTCGGTGGCCCGGTGGGTTTATCGTCTGTTCTCCGGGCGGCTCAGACGTTTCTTAAATGCGAAAAGCGACCCGAGCTTGGGGGCCTTCGGGTCGCTTTGGGCATAAAAATAAGGACTCTCGAATCTGAGAATCCTTGGTGAGGGTACAGTTTCCCGCCCTCTTTGAGTCACTTTACACGGTTCTGGTCGAAATTAAAAGCTCAGTCCCCCTTGGTTTCACGGTGCACTGCGAGGACTTCGTGCGGCCAGTACGTGGGCTGTGGTGTGCGGGTGACTGGGTGCAGTTTGCCTCGTGATGCCCAGTTGCGGATGTCTTTTGCTTTGATTGTTAGTTTAGCGTTTGCGCGTAGCCAGGGCACGAGTTGACGCGTGGGCATTGGTGGCGCGATCTGTTCGATCTTTTCGCGGTTGGCTTGGTGGTCGATGTGTTCGGTTTCGGGTCCGCTGATGAGTAGTTCGGCTTTGGTGTACCAGTTTTGGATTGTCCAGGCGATGCCGGCTGCGTGTTGGTCTTTGGCGTAGTGTTCGGCGGTTTGGGTGATGCTTTGCAGGTTGATTTTCAACTGCATTGCGTCGAGGTTGAGTGGTGCTGAGCTGCCGGCGCTTTTGGTTCCGTTGTTGCCTTCGTTGTTGTGTTGTCGCACGTTGTCGGTTCGGGCGATTGTGTCGTCGAGTTCGGGTAGGATTTCGGCGCATTTGTTGATCCATGCTTGCAAGTCTCGGATGCAGTTTGCGCACAAGTATTTGTCTTGCGCTTCAGCTTCGCAGTCGATGGTTCCGCAGGTGTTCACTGCCCCTCCTGTCCGTGTGGGTTGGTGATGTGGTCGTGCATTCGTTTGACGTGGCGTGCGTCTTGGAGTGCGTCGTGTAGTCCTGCTGGTTGCATTGGGAGTTTGGTGATTCCAGTCCATCCGGCGAGCGATCGCACGTCGTTGGTGAATTGTGGGATTGGTGCTGGTACGTCGATCATGCGTCCCCAGAGTTGGGATAGGCAGAGGTGGTCGTATGCGGCGAACCATGCCCATAGTTCGGGTGGGGTGTTTCCAGCGGTGAGGAACGCGTAGACCTCGTCGCGGATCTGTTCGCGTGGTTTCCAGAAGTATTCATCTGGCAACTGAGCGACGACGTTTTCGCGTAGCCATGGTTGGGTGTCGTTGATCCAGTCGAATGGTGCGTCTTCGCTGACGCTGTAGTGCATGCGGCCGTCTTCGGCGACGATGCCGATGCTGATTAGGTCTACGGTGTGTCCGTTGTCGTAGAACTCGGTGTCGTAGAAGTACTTCACTGCCCCTCCTGGATGGTGATTGGGGTCCACGGTTCCACGCAGGCTGAATTTGTGGATGAGAAGTGAAGGCTGACGAATGTGGCGTAGTGCCGGATTTGTTGGAGTCGTTTTGTGATTGGTTCGCCGTTATAGCCGGGTACTACGAACGTCACGGTTTTCCCTAGGTGCCGTCCTGAGAGTTCTTTGGCGGTGATGTTCATTCGGTGTCTCGCAGTTCGTCTCGTGCGGTTTCGATGATTCCGCGTTGCATGATGTATGTGCTGTTTGGGGTGGTACTGATGAGGATTGCGTCTTCCATGGTGCCGTCGGGCGCGTATTGGATTTCTCGGGCGATGATGATGATGTCGGTGATGTGTGAGTCGGCTTTTTCGAGTTGTATTTCGTGGCCGTAGATGTTGATGGTGTCGCTCATGGTGCGTCCTTGTTTTCGGGTTTACGTGGGTATGGCCTTGTTGAGGCTTTGGCGCAGGCGTATGCGAGTAGCACGGTGAAGATGATGGCGGTGGCTACGACGCAGCAGATGATTGCGGGGATCATGGGATCATTCCTTTCATGGTTCCGGCGGGTGTGAGGTCGGGGTGCAGTCGGCATCCTGGATGGCCGTTGCGTGGGCATTCTTTCCCACACCCGTGGGATTGGGTATAGCAGGCGGAATAACTCTGATGCCGAGCATGAATGTGCGGGCAACTTTCGCCGTCTGCGCGGTGGCATTCGCCGGTGCCGTCGTGATGCACGATCACGTGGCCTGGGCAGGTGAGAGTTAGTAGCGAGCGCGCCCGGGTGGGATCTGCTTTCACCCACTTTTCTTCGTAGGCCGCGGCGCTGGACTGGCATTTGCTGCGCTGATGGAACTGCACTCCGTCGGCTCCGAATGGGTTCAGTAGGTTCGGGCCGGGGAACACGTATTTCTTTTGCCGGTGCGTGATTGGCTCTTTGCAGGCTGGGCAGTATCCGTCTGGGACTTTCATGGCTTCGACAGACTGCTGAACGGCTCGTTCAGCGCGGATGCCACTGCATGGTGGTAGTTCGTTGCAGCAGTTGCAGACTGCGTAATGTTCACCGATTTCGCGCCAGTGTTTGTGTTGGTTTTTGATCCTCATCCCGTGGTGTGTTCCGGGCGCGTGTCCGGTGAGTCGTTCGACGATTACTTCGTAGAGGTAGTTGCTATCGAGTGGTTCGCGGACTTCGAGGACCCGGTATGCGTGGCGTTGGTGTTCGATGATTATCCCGATGCTTGGTCGGCTCATGGTTGTTTCCTGTCTGGGTGTCGGTGTTCGAGGCCGGCTTTGACGCGTTCGAGGTCTTCACGGTCGGTGGCTTGTGCGATGAGCATGGTTCCGAGCATGAGGCAGTGGGTTCCGTGCTGCGACGTGATCGTGTAGGTGGTCATGGCTTGTTCCTGGCTTCGATGATTCGCTGCCCCATCATGTCAATGAGGTTTTGCATGTTGCGTCGTTTCCGGTTCTCTCCAACTGCAATCCAGAGCCAGTAGCCGAGCAGGAGTACGAGTAGTGCCATGAGGACGATTCGGAATGGGGTTGCGTCGAATGTGACGATGGTTGCGAGTAGAGAGCCGTAGCAGAGTGCGATGTTGGCGACGGTGAGTGGTTTCATTTCGTGTCCTTCGATTTGTGGTATCCGTGTTTGCCGTGGCCGTAGATTTCGGCGGGGGTTGGACGGTCGGCCAGCACTGCGAGTAGGTGGAGCATGGCGACGCTTCCGGCTTTGGAGACGATGACGTCTTCAGGATCGAAACGAGCGTCCCTGATTACTTGTGGGACGAGTTTCGTCAAACGCATTGCCAGCTTCTCGACTTCCACATGCAACGCGTCCCGGTTGGTGCGTGCTGGGTGTCCTTGCGGCTTGCGGGGCATTTACGTTCCCTGCGCTTTCGTGCTTGGAGTTTGCGAGTGTGTTCGTACTGTTTGAGCCACGCTTCGGGTCCGCGGAAGCATGAGGCGTGCTGGCCGTGTAGCTTTGCCTCTTTGCGGATGGATCGCCTGATTGCGGCTTTGTAGGTTCTGCTGGTGAAGGTCATGGTTTGTTCCTGAGATGAGAAAAGCGCCCTTAGAGGCGCTAGGAAGTGTTTGGACGTCCACGGGTAGCTTGATCGGTTGTTCGTGCGTCCTAGGTGGCGCCTTAGGCTAACCAGAGGGGTGTTAGTGGTTCGAACGTGAACATGATTGATGCAGGCGCAACTCCACCGTGACGATGATCCGGGCCGATCACGTGATGATAATCGTCCGCAGCCAGCACGCCACACTCCACCAGCGCGTCAACACAAGCCTTCGTGGTCACGTTCAAATTGTTCGGATCATAAATACCTCGGCGCGGCTTGAAGATGTGCGCGATGATGCGCACCGGAGTTTGTATCTCTGCGACACCCTCAGCGGCTTTAGTGGTCGCTACACGCCACGCCGCGATCTTCGTCGCTTCAGCCATACGATGGGCACGATGGTTCGCATTCAACCAAGGATTCACCGGCTTCAACTTCCCGGTCTTACGATCACGTACAGGCGGGAAATACGGTGCAGGGACGGAAATCGTGATCATTTTTGCTCCTGTTCGTTGGCATCAGAAAAGCCACCCTCGTTGAGAGTGGCTTGGTGTTCTAGGTGGTCTAGGTATTCGTCCATGACCTGACTGATGTGCACTACATCGGATCCGACTTTTTCGAGGCAGACGATCAGCATCACGTCGATCTGGTGCTTGTCGGTTGGTAGGTCTGGCCAACCGAACTTCGGCGGAATGGGTTTCGAGGGGCTGTACGCGAACGGCTGGAAGAACTCTTTTCGTTCCGACCATGCGATGTAGTCGTGCTGCTCATGCAATCGTGGGATGAGGTCACGGCACTGTTCGCGCCCCATGCCTTGCACTTGTTCGATGGTGATCATGGTTTACACCGCTTTCTGATAATGGCCTTTGAATTCGAGTTCGAATGATCCTGTGCGTCCGTGGCGGTTCTTGGCGACTCCGACCATGAGTTTCGTTTTTGCTTCTTCGTCCTGCCCGTTGATTGCCCGGTGTAGGAGGATGACTACTGATGCGTCTTGTTCGATGGCACCGGATTCGCGGAGGTCTGACATTTTTGGTGGGTCGTCGTTTTGGGTGCTGTTTCGGTTCACCTGCGATAGCAGGATGAGTGGTACCCCGTAGTCGACGGCGAGCATTTTCGCTTGGCGTGATGCTTCAGCGATCAGTTCGTGCCGTGGCCTGCGGTCACCGGATGGTGAGTTGATCAGTTGCAGGTAGTCGATGACGATGCCGCTGATCTTCTGCCTGCGGTTGACGTTGTGGACGAACTTTTTGATTTGCGACATGGTGAGTGATTCGTTGAGGATCGCGATGCGTCCTTGTTCGAGTCGTCGTGCCCGCCATTCGGCGATGATGTTGCGTTCGCGGTCGTGGAGGTTGCCTGAGTCGACGCGGGAGAGACTGATTTCGGTTTCGTTAGCAATCAAGCGTTTGCCGATTTCGGTTTTGCCCATTTCGAGGCTGATGAATGGTACTGCCCCGTTGCGCTCCATGGCTTGCGCGAATTGCATGCCGAGCACTGATTTGCCGACTCCGGGTCGTGCTCCGACGACGTACACGTTTCCGGGGCGTAGGCCACCGATGATGTCGTCGAGGTCTGCCCATGGTGTTGCTGGGTAGTTGTGTACTTCGTCCAGGCTGGCAATGATCTCGTCTACGTCATCGGCGAGGAAGGATACTTTCGGGCCTTTGGAGCCTGCTACCGCGTCGGTGATCCTGAGCCGGGTTTCTTCGACGGTGTCGCCGATGTCTACCGGGGATGCGATGGCTTGTTGTGCGCCTTGGAACACTGCTAGGAGTCGGCGGCGTGTGGCTGCTTCGGAAACAATGTTTTCGAGGACTTCGATGTTGTCGTAGTCGGGTAGTTCTTGTGCGGCTTCGCGGATGGTTAGCGGGTCTACACGGAACTCGTTGCCTCGTAGTTCGTTTTCGAGGGTGAGTTGGCTGATGCCTCTGCGTTCGTTGTACATCGTCAATGCTGCCCGGTGGATGACCTCGTATTGTTTCGAGGCGTAGTCTGCGGGGTCGAGTGTCATTTGGGAGATGATGCCGCCGCGGGTGTTGATGATCATTCCGATGATTGATCGTTCGACGGTGTGGGTGTGTTCCAAGGTTTGGTCTCCTTCCTAGAAGTCGAAGCCTTTGAGTGGCTTAGGTGCTGATGGTTGTACCCCAGCTTTGAGTTTGAGTTGATCGAACTTTTCCCGGAGCTTTGCAGGTGACAGGATGTTGGTTCGCCAGAACTCGTCGTTTGCAGCCCAGTTCATGATCCAGAGGATTTGCTCTGTGCTGTATCCGTCTTTGTCGATAAGTAGCCTGAGCGCGTCCATGTTGGCTTTAGACCGTGTTGGCTTTTTGGCTCCGTTCGATTCCATGTTTTTGTCGAATGCGTTCAGGAGGTTTTCGACGTCTGGTCGCGGAGTTGATTTATCAACTTCGGACGAAGAGTTCTTTATAGGGTCGGGGTCGGGGTCGGGGCATTGCGACCGCATGTTTTTGCCATGCGATTTGCTATGCGATTTGCTATCCGTTTTGTTAGACCATCTGGCGGCCGCACCCTTTTTACCCGCTAAACTCCGGGCTTTTCGCTTTTCGCGCTCATCTTCGGCGCTTGGTTGGAACTCTGACCAGTCGTGGAACTGGTAGCCGCCTTCGACCTCATCCCATAGCCCAGCCAGAACAAGCGCATCAGCATCGCATTCGTTTGCCATAGCATTTGCCATAGCTTTTGCTATAAAACCGTCTGTGAGTTGGGCGCATGACCATGAGCCGGCGCGCACCCATAACCCCATTGCAGCGTTTCCGGCGACGACGGCTTTTTGGTGGAAGGCTAACTGGTCGTCAACTTTGAACCAGCCCATGCTGGCCTCCTTACTTGGTTGCTTCTTGGATGATTCGGTACAGGGTGGTTTCGTTGTCGTGTTCGTAGTCGGCTAGCGCGTCCTGGTATAGGTCGTCTTCTGGCATAACTTCCGCACCGTGGTACATCAGATTCGGTTTCGTGGTGCGCCGGTAGTGGATGTCGTGACAGGTCTCCAGCGCTTCCGTGATCTGCGCGCAGGATAGTGGTGCGCCGATGTACGTTGTGACGATGGTGTTGATGAGGAAAGACTCCTCATGGTTCGGGTATTGCCCGTACGCCAGATATGCGTCCATGAGCGCTTCTACTGCCGCGTCATGGTCACGCTTCACTGCTGCCTGATACGTGGTCATTCGCTTGCTCCTTCCAATGAGCTGAGGCGGTTCTGGTCTGCAATGACGACTTTGATGAATGCCCTCAATGCTCTGAGGCCGCCCTCGTATCCTTGGTCAACGATGGTTGCTTCGAGTTCAGCCAAGCGCTCAATGAGAACTACTAGGTCGATTTGTGAAAAGGGCTTCCTTGCGATCAGAGTCTTTAGTTCTTCGAGACGCGTATCGACTTCTTTTAGGCGATTGAGCTTTCTAACTCGCGCCGCAATCAGGCCTCGATGGTGGTTATTTCCGCGGAGCTTGGTTCGTATTTCTGCTAGGTGGTATCCGAGTTGCTGCTTCTCGAATCGAAGCTCTGCAAGTTCCGTGAGGTGGTCTTGTTCGAGTTTCATTTGAGTTCTCCTGATAGTGCGGCGTATCCGCAGACGTCGATGAGTGAGTCGCGGTGTCCTGGGGTGTTTGCGAGGCGTGACATTTTCAGGTGGATAAGTGCGTAGGCCACGTCTTGTGCGGTGAATGGTTGGTTGAGTTTGTGGGCGAATTGTGCGTTCCACAGATCAGCGATGCGGCCGAAGTTTTCGTTTGGGTCGCCGTAGTCTTTCGCCCGGTCACCGTTGATCAGCTTCTCGGACTCGGCAAGGATTCGGGCGCGTTCGTTGGGTTCGTCCGTGTCGGTTTCCTGTGCGGGCGCTTGTGCATGTCCTTGGATTTCTTTGGGGTGGAGGATTCGTTTTCCTGCCCGGTAGCGGAGGTCGTTGAAGTAGTTGTATTCGAGTGCGGTGATTTCAACTTCTACGAACCCGGTGGATCCATCTACGGCATCGACCAGCACACGGTCGCCTTCTTTGTATTCGCTCATTTGGTTCTTCCTATTGCTGTGTTGGCTGTGTGATCAGCCCACGGGAGGTTATTCGGGGTGACGCGGGCTTGTTCGTCACGGATCTTGTGGCAGATGCAGTCCATGCTTCGACGGCACATGAAGTACGGTGCGGATCCACGACAGCACTTATCGCACTCGTTCATGCGGCTGCCCTTCGTGCTCGTGCGCGTTCTCTTTGCTCGGCTTTGTGGAGTGTGTAAGCGTTTTCGCAGGCGAGGTCTTTTTCTTCGCCTTTGCGGTTGTGTCGCATCCATGCGGCGTATGTTCCGCAGGGCTTCAGCTCTCGTTTGCGGCGTGTTGGGCGCTGTTCGGATCTGGCTTTCCTGCACGGTTCGCAGATCTTTTCTTTGCGCTTTACGTGGTGTTTGTAGCCTGCTGGGGTTCCGCAGGCTGGGGTGGGCCAGGGGTTTAGTGGGTCTGGGAAGTGGGTTTGTCCGAGTGCTTCACGGTATGGGCGGCGCTCCTTGAAGTAGGCGAGCAACGAGGCCTTGTTTTGTTCGGTGGTTGGGCGGTCGGCTTGCGGTTCCCCGAACATCTTTGCTTGTTCTTCTTTGACCTGTGCGCGTCGGCAGTTCGTGCAGTACCCGTATCCGCCGTAGGTGACGGTGCCGGGGTATTCTTCGGGTGACCATCCGTTGGGTCTGGTTGGTCGTTTGCAGCCTTGGCATGGGCGGATTGGTTCGGTGTCTACTGCTGACATTTTTGTTCCTTTGGTTATGGGTTTGGGGCTGGTTCCTCACCCCCAAGATGTGAAACCAGCCCCGTGTTTGGTGCATGAAAAAAGCGCTTACCCGGTTTGGGTTAGCGCTTGTTGATTAGGTGTGGATAACTCAGAACGGGGCGGTTCCCTGATCCCAGCCGCCACCGTTGCCCTGAGCCGGGTTCCCACCAGTGCTCCAAGGATCCTGTGCCGGAGTACCAGCCCAAGAACCCCCACCATTAGGCTGCGGAGTAACCTGCTGCTGTGGAGCCTGGAAACCTCCACCATTGCCCTGCTGAGCGTTCTGCGACTTCTCAAACCGGCGCACAGTCTTCACACGCAACGCCGTCTTAGACTGCTTCTGCCCATCCTTCTCCCAAGACTCAGTAACAAGCTGGCCTTCCACATACACCTGATCGCCCTGCTTGATCCCGGCGTTGCGGATACGTTCCGCGTCCTGCTCCCAAGCGGTACCAGCGACATAGAAACTCGCCGTGGTTTCCCACTGGTTCGATTCCTGATTGAACTTGCGAGCCGACGAACCGAACCGGATCCGGCAATAATTCTTACCGTTCTGAGTGGTTCCGAACTCCGGGTCAGCGACAACACCGAACGGGTGCGAAATAGTAGGTAGAGCCATTAGTGGTTGATCCCTTCAATACGGCCGGTATGGCCTTGGATAGTCTTCAGTACGTCCGGTGATGCCCCGGCGGCTTGTGCGTCCATGTACAGGTCTCGCAGGCTGTCCATATCAGTGACAGTCTCAGCCGCTGCCAACCAATCAGTCTGTGCTGGTGCTTCGAGCTTCTGCACCGTGATCGCTTTACGCTTGCCACGAGACACCGTGAGCTTCATGCTGAACGTCTTGTCAATATGAGACAAAGCGGCAACACTAATCCCGCCAACCGCTTCGCCAGCCCACTTGATCTCAGGATCACGGAACAACGTCACGAACCGGCCAGCGTACGTGTCACCGTCTGGCCCCCACGCCTGCACAAGGACGCGGGTCATGCTCTTGGACGGCTTCCAAGGCTTCCCCTGCTCGCCGACAAGGTGGATCCACACGGGCTGATCCTGCCCGCCCCGCACTTCGACGCGTTCGATCTGGAACGTCTTCGGGCCAGCGAGGAAGTCATCCGCATTTTTCTGGTCGGATTTCGCTTCGATAGCGCTAGACAAGTCCATGGTTAGGCTCCTTTCGTAATGGTGATTTCTTGGTCATCGAGTTCTTCGAGCTGCCAGTAAGCCCAGTCAGGCAACCGGGTCATGGTGCGGGTTGGGTATCCTGGCCACACACCGGATTCGGTGCATTCTTTGTAGATGCGGGATCCGCGTTCGATCATCATGTGTCCGAAGTCGAGCGCATCCTCATCCAGCTCAGTGACCGACACGAGGTATGGTGCGGTCTTCTCGACGTTGACGAACACGAACGGCAGCTTCTTGCCCGTGACCTGCCGAACGCCTTCTTGGTAGAGGGCAGCGGACACGAAATAGCCGAAGTCATACGCTTTCCGACCGAACTCATCCGGTGAAGCGTTCACGGTCGTTTTCAGGTCCACGATCAGATCAGGGTGCAACGCGTCCGGCCGCACCTTGTACTTCATCCCGTCCTGTTCCCAGAAGATCGACCGCTCAGGAACATGCCCGCTGAATAGTTGCCCGGCTACAGGGTGGCTCATCACGCTGTCACGCATGGCCTTAACCTGCTCCCACTCCTTAGCTAGCAAGGGTTGCTTGTTGTCCGCGATAACTGCGGCTTTAGCTTCCTTCGCTGCTTTGGTGGTGTAGTTCGGGAAGTCGAGGACCACGATGTTTGTGGTGTCGTTTTCCAGAATTAGGGAGTGTGAGGCGGTTCCGATGTTCCATTCATCCTTGAACACCTGATGCTCTGACTCGTGCTTGTAGTGTGCTGGGGTTTTCATGGCCAGCGTTTTCAAGCTGGTGGACCCGAGCCATTCTTTAGCCCCGTGGTATTCGGCGTTGGGTAGGCCGTCGATGATGCCGGGTTCAATCTTGATCGCCACAGTCGGCCTCCTTGATTTTTGGCTTTCGCACGATGAGGTTGATCGAATGGCAGTAGTACCCGCTCCCAGAATCGCCGTCGATCTCGATGGCACAAACTTCCTTGTCCACCGAAAGGACTGTCAGCTTCCAGTGCTCGTCGTACTCACCAGTTGAAAGATCATCGTGTCGAATTGCGGTGATCGCGTTCTCGGTGAGGTCGATCTTCTTCAGATCGCCTCCGAAGTAGGCGCAGCAGTCCGCGGAGTCTTCGATGATTAGCTGAGTGCCGTCTTCGAGCTTGATAGAACCCGCTCGCTCATCAATGCCTGTGATGCGCTTGCCGATCAGCACCTTGGCCAAGTCGTCGCTTTCCAAGTCGTAGATCCTGTTATCCATCGTCTTCCTCCTGGTTGCTTTCGGGTATAAGAAAAGCCGAATCATTGGATTCGGCTTGGGGTTCGCAGCATCCACAGGAACCGTCTGGTTCGCAATGTTGCTGGTAGGGGTGCGGGTAACGGCTCATGGTTCGCACCTGTGTTCTTCTTGTTCTTCCCTGACGATGGCTTCAAAGCTCCATTGGCGACCTGTCCAGCCACAAGCACAGGATGCTTGGAATACGGGTAGGGTTGGTCGCTCAAACGAACGGGTTTTACCAGTCATTGTTGGCCTCCTATAGCCATGAGTGCATCCAATGCGTGTAAGCGGTGTATATGAACACCCAAAACCAAGAACCGATCATGGCTTCACCTCCGGAATGTATTTGATTTCGAGTGTGTCTGCGTTCCATACGGTGAACACTTCAGTCCACCAGCGCCCGCCGATAAACGACATGCCACCGATTCCAGCACCCGAATTAGCGGGGCATCGGATGATGAGTTCTGAATTGCCGTTGAAGTGAACGCGAACCATGGTGCCGATGGGCAGCGCGTCCCACTGTTCGACGCTGGTCACTTCCGGCAGCGCGGCGGCGAGATAAGCCTGGATCGCAGTCTCAGCCATGCGCTCGCAGTCATTGCCGTTCAGATCACCTATCCGCCCGGAAAACGCTTCATACAGCGCCTCCCAAGCAGCATCAAAAGCGTCCGGGTTTAGCGGGGTGTTAGTCATCGCTGGCTCCTTGTATCCCAAATGCGGATGATCTCTTCGGCGCACTTGCCCTGATTTGCGTGCAATGATGCGGTCGCGACATTGAACATGTCCTCAGCCATGCTGAAGAACCTGTCGAAATGTTGCTCCTTTTGCTCTAAGATTCGAGATGTTGCCGAACAATCAAGGCAACTTTCGGTACTTGCGTCCGGGTTTAGCGGGGGCTGGTTGCTCATTTGTTGTCTCCGTTCTTGGTGGTGCGGGCGGTCAGCGCGTCGTCAGCCAACCGGCGGGTAGCGCAGGGGAACGCGAAGTAAGTTCCCTTCTCTGCGATGCTCGTGCAGTATTTGCAGACCCATTCGGTTATCTCTTTGCCATCTGCGTCCCATCCCTTTAGCGTTATCGCCGGATGGTGCAGTTCTTGGATCGCTACCAAAGCGGTGCGCATCGTCTGTAGCTGGTCGACAGCGATCATCTCGGAAACCTGACCGCAGTAATCACACGTCGGATTCTGTCCGGTGTATTCATGCTCCGAGAACTCACCGTGCACACTGATGCACTTACTCACACGTCACCGCCTTTCCATAGGACTTTCATAGGTCCACGCTGGGCGACCTCATACGACGAAACTTCGGAGTCGTCACCGTAGGACCGATACCAGTAGCCAGAACCGACAGCACCGACTCTGCTCTGCTGCCATGCGTGCCCGAAGCGGTCAAGAACAACCGCACCGTGGCTGAGATTGTCCAGGGCGATGTGAGCCCGGTGGAGCGCTGGTTGCAAAGATGGAGTTTTCACTACCGATCACCGTCCAAGGCGCGTGCGGTTGTGCATGGCCACCACTCGAAGCATCCGGCGCAACGCACTTGGTGATCACCGAAGACGTCGCGGACTTCTTCGCGGCGGTGGTATTCGGAAACCCTTGCGACGGCCTGTTCAGCCTGTTCGAGGCGGGACAGGAGGGCCAGCACGGTCGGCGGGTCAAACGTGGCGACGAACTCGGCATCTTCCGCCTTTAGTGTGCTGGCGATCTCAGGAGGTAAAGCCGTTGTCCACGTTGGGACCCCGACAGCGTTCGGCGCGTGAATAGTGAAATTAGAATTCGCAACGGCAACCGGCAGGTCATACTTTTCCCACGGCCCGGGGGTTGCGGCTTCAGCAATCCGGCTGAGTTCTTTCAGATCTTCCATCAGATTTTCCCTACTGTGAGCATGAGTAAAGCCCCGACCACATTGATCAGGGCTACGAAACCGGCGGCACAAACAACACCGACAACAACAACACAAACGTTGTCACGCACCGTCATTGGTTCATCCACGTTGTTTCACCGCCGTCCACCGAGCTACAGCACCACCACGACGCGACCTAGACCGCGACCGCTCATGCTGCACATACCGGATCAAACCCTTAGCCTGATACTCACCAAACAACGGGCCAACCCAGTTAGCATGCTTCGGGGCAGGGGTGACATCACGGAGGTCATCAGCAGTGAAAGAAACACCACGAGCAATGAAACCGTTCATAGCAGCCCGTGCAGCTTCATCCCACTCGTCGTGATTGTTCAACACCACAGGAATCGGCGGGGGTTTTGCTACGCTTGACATATCGTTTTCTCCTAAGGAAATGGGAAACCCACCAGATGGCCGCTGGTGGGTTTCGTTTTGTTTGGTTTTGGTTAGCTGACAAAGCAGAAGTTCTTTGCAACCTCCGCAATCTCACTGCGCAGCTGCTCGCCAGCCCTCACGCGTTCAATAAGGTTCACCAGCTCCATATAGTGAATGTTGACGTACTCGCCGCCACCATCACCCATATCGCGTTCCAACTGATCAATATCAACGTGCTTGCTCATGCTGCTGCCTCCATGTTCTTCACGGCGTCGCGGGCGGTTGGGTCGCTGATAACCCCCAAGATTTTCAGCGACTCGAAGAAATCGAACTGCTCCTGCATAGCCTGGGCACGCTTAGCGATCTTGTGCGCCAGCTTCTCAGCCTTAGACTTCTTGATCTCAGGCACAGCAGCCATAATCTTCTTCTGGTATCCGGTGACGGTCATGATTCCTGTTTCCGGGGTCAACGAATGAACCCCTGTTTCAACGTCACGGGCGAACCCATGAACGGAAAAGTAATACAAAGAGTGGTGTGATGCCTGATTAGGCGTGAGCTTCATCGGGCAGCGCATTGAACCATGCTTCGAGTTCTTTGGCTCCGATGATTGGCCGGCTGGTCGGGTATTTGGCTGCGAGGTCGCCGCGTTTGATTGCCGCCCGGATAGTATCCTGGCTGACCCCGTAGGCCTTAGCGGATTCCTGCACAGTGTATGCGTGCTTAGTCTCAGTGCTCATGCTGCAATTCCTTTGCGCTTGTTGTACTTGGCTTCGAGTTCCGGAAGCGCTTCCCGAAGTGAGCCATACTCTGCGGTCAGGCGTTCGTTTAGTCGCGTGACCGCGGCTACGCCTTCCGGCGTGATCTTCAAGGTGTGCCATGGAGTGCCGTTTAGTCGTGCGACCTCGTGAGTCACGCAGTGCTTGAAGTACTTTGGGTAGTTCTTGTTCTGGTAGGCGCTGTAGCGGTTTGCGCGCACGCCGTCCTTGCTGATCCGGTAGCCATCGACGTAGATCCAGTGGCGGTAGATCAGTGCGCGCCGCAGGTCTGATACGTTGATTCCCAGATTCTTCGCTACGGTGTTGAACGGCTGTACGTTCTCGGGCTTCACGTGAGTATCGACGTAGGCAACTTTCCCGGCGTCCTGCTCGATCTTCGCTTCGGCGGCGATTGCTCGCGTTTCAGATTCCAGCGCCATGCGAAGAATGTCTGTGCGGGACAAGCTAGCCGGGTTGAACGCCTGGGACTTGAGCTGTTCGGCCATTTCGTAGAACGCTTTCACGAGAGCTTTCTTGAATGCCTTCACCTTGTCGTTGTTTCGCAGGTAGGTCATCAGGAGAGTGGACTGTGGTTCGTTCAGCTTGGCGATGGCGCGGGTTTGGATTCCCCCGGCGGTTTCAAAGGGTGCGTTTTCAAATCCCACCCTTCCGAACTCTTCGAAATCGGAGAGGTTGTCGCGAACGAGTCGGACGATGCTCTTGTGCTGATTGTCGGTGCCATTTGCAATGGTCACGCTGCTAACCACGAGTCCGTTGTCGGTGTTCTCGATGGTTGGTACGATGGTGGTAGTCATTTCGACAACCTTTCTGCGTGTGTTGTTGGAATGTTGGCCTTCGATGTTCGAGCATCGGAGGCCTTTCTTATGCGGCGTGCTTAGCCTGGTACGGCGTCGGCAGGAGTGAAGCCGGTTCGATTCCGATTGCATTGGCGATTCGGAGGATTTCGTAAACCCCGAATTCGCCGCCACCGTTCATCTTGCGGACCAAGGTTGCCCTTGGTACGCCGGAGTCCCGTGCGATTCGAGCTACTGGGATCTTCGACTTCTCAACTGCGGTTGCTACCTTTTCGGCTGCTTCGTTGTTGATCAT